GTCCTTGAAGGATTCTACAAGTATGCTGGCGAAGTACCTGAATCAGCATTGGTTCGTAACCCATTATTCGTAGACCTTTACCGTACACGTGTAGAAGCATCTATCCGTAATGCAATGGAATCATATCCAGGTGATGTTATTCCTCCTGCATATATGCGTAAACTAGAGAACTCAGCACGTCAATGGGCACGTTCAGAGATGCGTCGTACACTCTATGACACATCAGAGCGTGTTGATTCAGCGACAACTCTTAAGTATATCTTCCCATTCTTTGGTGCATTCGCAGACGTTGCACAAAAGTGGGGTCGTATTCTTGTAGATGACCCAGGTAAACTACGTGTTCTTGAGACTACATACAACTCTCCTGACCGTATGGGTATCACAGAAGAGCGCGATGGTAAGACATACATCAACATTCCTGGCGAATGGGCTAAGCGTATGAAGTTGGGTGACCGCCCACTGTCAGTACCTAAGGCATCACTGAACCTCATCTTCCAAGGTGGAGCGTGGTGGAACCCAGGTGCTGGTTGGTTCGTACAGTACGGTGCATCAGCATTGCTAAAGAAAGTTCCTGAATTGGAACAGAGCGCGATAATGAAGGAAATCCTTCCTTACGGTCCAGACGGTACTGGATGGCAAGACCTGCTTATCCAGAGTGCTGGTGCTCGTAAGTTACTTGCACGCTTTGATGAGAACGACCCAATGCGTGCTAACCTCACAGTTACTATTGCTATGGAAGAGAATCACAAGTACGATGTTGGACTTCGTGATACTCCACCTACAGCAAAAGAGATTAACGACAGGGCTTTAGGCATTCTTGGTATGGAGGCTGCAAGCCGATTCATCCTTCCTTTTGCTACAAACACTAAGTCTCCTTATCAGTTCTACATTGATGAGTACCAGAAGATGCGTCAAGAAGACTCAGCAAATGCAGCAGAGAACTTCTGGAAGAAGTATGGAGATGATTACTACATCTTCACGACTAGCCGTTCTAAGAACAACACTGGCGTCAATGCAACTATTGAGGCTGATAAGCGTGCAACTGAACTCAGTGACCTTATTGCCAAGAACCCTGATTATGGCTGGTTCATTGTAGGAGATGCAAACAATGGTGAGTTCTCACCTACTGTTTACAAGAAGCAGCGTGACCTAGCAGTTGCCCCTGGCAGTACTACTAGATTCCGTGAGTCACAAGACCCTTATGATGCTATCGCTAACACACAGGTAAGCAAGGGCTGGAATACCTACAATAAGGGTATTGACTTTATTGAGTCACAACGTATTGCTCGTGGCTTGAAGAGCCTTAACTCAAAGGGTGCTGAGGACTTGCTTGCTGCAAAGCAACAGTTCGTTCTTGAACTATCTGCTGAGAACCCATCTTGGGCTACAGAACGAGGCAAGATTGATACCAACAAGGTAGACAATTTCCTTGGATTTGCAAAGCAATTAACTCTTGATAAGCGTACTGCCAAGCGACCAGACATAAAGGCTGTAGCAGATTACCTAGCAGGACGTGAATACATCCGTGGATTACTTGCTCAACGTAAGAGTCAATCACTTGATAACGCTGAGAACCTTGACATCAAGGAAAAGTGGGACTCATTCATCGGTGATTTGATTGATGAAAACATTACATTCAGCAGAGTATACACACGCATACTTGAAAATGATGACCTTCGGAAAGGCTTCTAATGGACGCACTCAGTAACTTGTTTGGCGGGAACGCACCCGCTGCAGACGCAAATGGTCCTACATATGTAAACCAAGTATACCTAGGTTCTACTCCTGTATCTAAGGGTAAGAAAACTATGTCGCCAACTGGAGTGCAATACACACAGGCAACTACTGGTGGAGATGTAACTAGGTCTGTTGCAGATGCTAAGAACGAGTTCTTCTCTTGGGATGATAAGAAGTTAAACTCTTTCATCTCTCGACTAGGTTCTTACGGATTCAAGAACGTATCACGCATTACTGCAAAGTCAATGTGGGATATGGCAGTCGATGGTGCATCTACCTGGTATGCAGGTTCTAAAGGAACTCAGAAGATTACACCTGACCAGTACCTACAATGGTACTCAAAAGGTCAAGGCGCAGCAGAGGAAAGACTCCCACAGAAGCAGGTTTATCTTTACGATAACGATGCAATCAAGGGAATCATTGACAACACTCTTACTAACGTCTTAGGACGTAAGGCTACTGCCGACGAGAACAAGCAGTTCTTCGCAAAGATAAAAGAAATGATTAACGAAGGAACTGTAACCACTACAACTACAAAGGTTGTTGGTGGCAAGAAGATGAATGTTTCTACAACAACTCCAGGATTCAGCCAAGAGGCTGCAGCAATGGAGATTGAGAAGCAGATTAAATCAGGTACTGCAGGTCAACAAGAAGACTATCTTCAGAAGAAGAGCCTTGACTTTGCTAACTTCTTATCACAATTGGGAGGCTAATCAATGGCTGGCGCATTCGATAAAGACACACCAGTAGACCCTAATGCAGCGGCTAATGCCGAAGTCAATGCTAATAAAGTAGCAGCCCAAGCATTCGGTATTACTGAGGCGCTTATCAAGCAGTATCCAGAACTTGCTCAGGTATGGGAACTCTTCCTTGCTGGCAATCTAACTGATGCAAAACTTGCTTACTACAACACAAACTATTATCAGAACCTATCGTCTACATCTAAGAACCGTAGCGCACTTAAGGCTACGCAGCGTGGAGTATATGACCAGCAACTAGAGTCATATCGTCTATCGCAAAAGAAGCGTTTGATTGCCAAGGGTATCAACCTTGATGATGCGTCATTTAACTCAATTACTGAGAACGCATTCGACCTTGGTATGGATGACAACCAGTTAGACCTTAAGGCTATTGGTGCATTCACTGGCAAACTAGGTGGTACTCCACTTGGAACTGTTCAGAACCTTAAAGAATATGCAAACTCTTTTGGTATGTCATACCAGGATAAAGACTTCGATTCTTGGTCACGTAACATCTTCTCAGGAACTACGACAGTAGAAGACCTACAGCAGAAGATTCGTACAGATGCAGCGTCTGCTTTCCCTGCTTATGCTGACCAGATTAACAAGGGCGTAAGCGTTGATGCTTTAGCATCCGCATATAAGTCATCTATGGCTAACATCCTAGAGATTGACCCTGACTCAATTGGTTACAACGACCCAACATTGCGTCGCACACTACAGGCTGTAGGTGCAGATGGTAAGCCAACCACTAAACCACTATGGCAATTCGAGAAGGAACTCCGTATGGATTCTCGCTGGGAGTACACGAACAATGCTCGTGACACCATTGACTCTTTATCTTTGAAAGTACTTCGTGATTGGGGTCTAGCATAATGGCACGTTTCAATCCAGATTTACAGATGCTTGATGGTGGCGGGGCTATACCTAATAACCCTACTTACACACCGACTGCAACATTAACACCAGCACAAGGACAAGCGGCTGTTAGAAAACTTCAGTCAGGTCAAGCACTCACTGATGCAGAACGTGCATACCTAGGTTTACCTCCAGTAAAGCCACCATCTCCATACAACTGGGATGAAGGAAGAGCAGAATTAGATGCTGCAGCAGCAGAGGCTAACGCAGCAGCAGATGCTGCTAGAGCAGCAATTGCACAAGCGGCAGCAGATAAGGCTGCAGCCGATGCAGCATTAGCAGCAGCAAAAACCGCAGCAGAGATTGCAGCGGCAGAAGCAGCACGCAAGGCAGCAGAAGAGGCTGCACGTCTAGCAGCCCAAGAAGCAGCACGTCTAGCAGCAGAACTTGCTGCACGAAACGCAGCAGATGCCAATGCAAGAGCGCTTGCAGACGCTAATGCTCGTGCCAATGCGGATGCCAATGCAAGAGCAGCAGCAGCGACGGCTGCAGCAAATGCTAAAGCAGCACAAGAGCGTCAGTCAATCATTGCAGTTCTTCAAGACCGCTTTGCTAAGTATGGTCTATCAGGACTTGCTAGTAAGATTAAAGACCTTGCTATCGACGGAGCAACAGAGGCGACAATTACTCTAGGTCTTCAGGCAACTGATGAATATAAGATGCGATTCAAGGCTAATGAAGTTCGTCAGAAGAATGGACTATCAGTCCTTCAGCCAGCAGAGTATCTCAATCTTGAAGATGGATACCGTCAGGTCCTACGTTCATACGGACTAAAGGCTTTCGACAACGATGATTATGTCCAGCAGTTTATTGCTAACGACGTATCAGCAGCAGAACTATCTAACCGAGTTGTGACAGCAGTACAGCGTGTACAGAACGCTGACCCTGCAGTATCAAAGCAACTACGTGACTTCTACGGAATCGGTTCAGCAGACTTGGTTGCATACGTACTTGACCCACAACAGCAGTTCCAGAAGATTGAGCGTCAGGTTGCAGCAGCAGAGATTGGTGTAGCAGCAGGTCGTCAAGGACTCAATGTTGGTGTTGGAGTTGCAGAGCAACTAGCAGCACAAGGAGTCACACAGGCTGAGGCACAGAAGGGTTATGCAACTATCGCAGACATTCTTCCTACCGCTGAGAAACTATCATCGATTTACGGTGAGACATCTGGTGTGACATACGGTCAATCAGAAGCAGAGCAAGAAGTATTTAACTCTCTTGCATCAGCACAACGTGCTCGTCAAAGATTGACGTCACTTGAAGTAGCGCAGTTCGGTGGACAATCTGGTCTTTCAAAGACTGCATTGAGCACACAGAATAAGGGCAACTTCTAAATAAATAGAATCCTGAACGGACCTACCAGCCCCGTCAGCGTAAAAGACTGGTAGCAAGAGCCAGCCCAATTCCCCGATTGGATACTGCGGCTTGCGAACTACAACGAATAGAAGGGTGGACAGTTGCTATGAGCAACAACTACTGGGACGAAGAAGATGACAACGATACAACAATCACTGGACAAGAAAGTGAAAACGACTTAATTAAAAAGTTGCGGAAACTTGACCGTTCCAAAGAGAAGCGTATCAAGGAACTCGAAGAACAACTTGGCGGATACGTTAAGAAGGAGAAAGAGTTCTCCATCAAAGAAGTCCTAGAAAAACAAGGTGTTAATCCTAAGGCTGCACGGTTAATTCTCAAAGACTTGGACGACGTAACTCCAGAGTCAGTTAATAACTGGCTCGAAGAAAACGGCGACCTCTTTGGGTTTACTAAGCAAGAGGAAACACCTGCAGATGACGGCAACCTTGCTGAATTACGTAAGCAAAATGCTGTTACACAGGGTGCATTAACACCTGACCGAGCAGAAGATTTGGAAATGAGAATTGCCCAGGCTCAGAGCCAGGAAGAACTCAACCGAATCCTTGCCTCAAACTAACAAACATTCATAGTATCTAATCACCAGGAGGTGAACACTTGGCTACAAACTACACATCGACAGACTCAGCGTCTCTCGGCGGAACAGCAGGTAGCGCAGGTCTAGTACAGAAGGCATACGATAAGTCTATCGAATTTGCCCTTCGCGACGAACCCCTAATTCGTGCAGTAGCAGACAAGCGCCCAGTATCCCCAACAAACAACGGAAACGTTGTTGTCCTACAGAAGTATGCAGACCTAGCGAACGCAACAACAGCGCTCACAGAGTCTACAGACATCGACGGCGTTACAATCGGAACACCTACATCTGTGACAATCACAATGCAGGAGTTCGGTAACGCAACAACTAACACACGTGCTCTACAGTTGTTCTCATTGAACTCAGTAGACCCAGACATCGTTACATTGATGGCACGCAACCAGGCAGATTCAATCGACGCACTTGCTATGACAGCACTACGCGGCGGAACAAACGTAATCTACTCAGGTTCAACAGCAACATCAACAGCAACAGTTACAGCAGCAGCAACATTGTCAACAGCGAACATCGCTAAGGCAGTTGCTAAGTTGCGTACAAACAAGGCTTCAGGTCGCCGTGGCAATGAGTTCTGGGCTGGAATCCACCCAGACGTAGCACACGACCTAATGCTTGAATCATCAGCAGCAGGTTGGGTAGTACCTAACGCATACGGTATCTCACAGGACCGTATCTGGGCTGGAGAAGTTGGTCGTTACAAGGGTGCCTACTTCGTAGAGTCACCACGCCTATACGTAGCAACTGATGGTGCTTCATCTGCAAAGGTGTACCGCACAATCATCTGCGGACAGCAAGCACTTGCTGAGGCAGTGGCAGAAGAGCCACACACAGTTATCGGTCCAGTCACCGATAAGTTGAACCGCTTCCGTCCAATCGGATGGTACGGCGTACTTGGCTTCGCACGTTTCCGTGAAGAGGCTCTATACCGCATCGAGTCAGGTTCATCAATCGCTTAGTTGATTGACTCTGAGGGGTAGGCAAATTTGAAAAGTCTACCCCTTTGGGGTGAGTTCATTAAGGAGAACAATGACAACTTATTTATTTACTACACCTGTAGTAGAAGAAGGTCCCACTGGTGGACACCGCTTGTTCTACTTCTTCCGACTTAATCGCGGACTGACAGTAGTTCGTGATGGCTCCACATACAGCACTGGACGATGGTTCACACAAGACCAACTCGATGCCTATGACGAGTATTGGCTAGGTGGACACGAACATCCTGGTATCAGTGAAGCAACAAAGGCAGCAATGATTGCAGCAGACATTGACATTACAGAGGCAAACTTCGTAGCAGAGTAGGGACACTATGCACCAGCACATCAGCAAGGTACTTGATTGGGGCTTCACCCCAGAGCACGACTTTGTGGCTACAAAATGGGGATGCGTTCTCTGTGATGAGACACAAGATAAACCATTTGAATATGAAGAAGTTTCAATTGACCACACGCAGTGCGACGAAGATTGTTTCGGTTGCAAGGCTAAAGGACTTCAGTTAAATACTGGAGATGCTGGTCGACCTGTCTCAGATAAGAAGTGGCAGGGTAGATTGAAGTTCTACAAGGATGCTAGAAACCAAGGAATCCAACCAGCGGGTACACACCCTGCTCAGGTTGAGGCTGCACACAAGGCAAGCGAGATACTAGGTAAAGCATACGACGCAGGAACAATGGGTGTTAGAGCAGACAAGGTTACGAAATCCGTAGCCGAGGTGATGAAAGCGGTGGAGAAATGATGAAGAAAAAGGCATACAAGATGGGCGAAAAGATGGAGTCCAAGGCTGAAAAGATGATGGAAATGAAGATGGGTAAGAAGATGATGAAGAAGAAGGCTGTCAAGAAGGCTGCAAAGAAGAAGTAAATGGCAGACCCAAGACTAAAGCGAGCAGGAGTTTCTGGCTTTAATAAGCCAAAGCGAACACCGTCTCACCCAACTAAGTCACACGTTGTTGTGGCTAAAGAGGGCGAGAAGGTAAAGACTATTCGCTTTGGTCAACAGGGTGTCACTGGGGACAGACAACCTACGAAGCGTCAGGCTTCATTCAAGGCACGTCACGCAAAGAACATTGCCAAGGGCAAGATGTCTGCAGCGTACTGGGCGAATAAGGTGAAATGGTGAAGAAAGCATTTTGGGACAAGAAGAGTCCAAAGAAAAAGTCAACACCTCTGACACCTGCTCAGAAGGCTAAGGCTAAGGCAATGGCTAAGAAGGCTGGGCGACCTTATCCAAATCTTGTCGATAACGCAAGAGCAAAGAAAAAATAAATAAAGGTGGGGACAATGAACGACAAGTTAGCAATCGCCTGGTGCGATAACGGTATGGTCGATGGCAAGTTTATGCAAGGGGTCACAGATGTAATGCTCCACTCAGGAGTTGAAGTCGTGACCACCCTGCGTAGCCAAGGCAATCAAATTGCAAGACAACGTGACAGAGTAATCAATCACTGGTATGAAGGCAACAAAGCAGACTGGCTCCTATGGGTCGACTCAGATGTTGTCATTAGCCCAGATACTTTCAAGTTACTTTGGGATAACAAAGATGTTGAGAAGCGACCAATCCTTACGGGTGTGTACTTCACAACTGACCATCCTGAAGAACCATTGATGGAACCAATGCCAACTTTGTTCTGGTTCGTAGCCAATGGCGAAGAGGTAGGAATCAAGCGAGTCCATCCACTTCCTAAAGACAAGTTAATACAGGTAGGCGCAGCGGGTATGGGATTCGTCCTGATGCACCGCAGTGTAGTTGACCGCATCCGTGAGGTCCTACCGACAGCACCACTCTTCTCAGATGTGGGACACGGTAAAAGTTTTATGGGTGAAGATATCTACTTCTTCGCTCTATGTGACAAGGCTGACATTCCAGTCTTTGCTCACACTGCAGCAACAGTTCCGCATATGAAGCGGTTCTCCTTTGATGTTAACTACTACGACGCGTTCGTAGGGAATAAGAGGAAATAATGTCGTACACCCTGAGTCAGATGATTGATGAGGTTGTCCTGAACTTGTCTGGATATACATTCCAGCAAGACCGAGCAACCTATTTGAGGACTGCAGTTACTACTACAACATCTTCAAGTGCTTCACCGCTAATCCTGTCTCTGGGTTCGACTGAGAACGTTGGTAAGGGAATCTTGGAAATTGACGAAGAGTTGATGTGGGTCGATTCATTTGACCGCATTGCAAACACTGCGACAATTGCTCCCTATGGACGTGGTTATCTAGGTTCTACCGCTGCTACTCATAGCGCAGATTCCAAGGTAACCATCTCCCCAACCTTCCCTCGCAATGTTGTCAAGCGTGCAATCAATGACACAATCCGCTCACTGGGTGCAAACATCTTTGCAGTCAAGAGCACATCATTTACCTTCAATGCCGCTCAGTCAACATACGCATTCAACGACCTTAACATCAAGACTATCTTGACTGTTGCCTGGGAATCAATCGGACCATCTAAAGAGTGGATTCCGATTCGCAAGTGGGACTTTGATTCAACTGCAGATGCCACAGCATTTGGTTCTAACGCACAGACAATCACACTAGGTCAAGCACCAATCCCAGGACGTTCAGTCCGAATTGTGTATGCAACTGACCCAGTTGAGTTCACAACTAACTCACAAGATTATGCAACGCAGACAGGACTTCCAGAGTCAACACGAGATGTTGTAATCCTCGGAACTGCATACAGACTTCTATCATTCCTTGACCCAGCACGTGCTGCTCAGGTTAGCCCACAGGCTGACGAGACAGACAGCAAGCGCCCATACGGTGCTTCACAGAGTGCGACCAAGCAACTTTACGCTTTGTACTCACAGCGTTTGCAAGAGGAAACAAAGTCACATCAAAAGAATTACCCACCACGAGTTCACTTCTCCCGCCGATAGGAACCTGAATGACAACTAGAAAATACTCATCCCGCTCTCAGCAAACTACGCTGACTGGCGCACTCACATCGTCTGGAACATCAGCGACTGTTGTATCAGGCTCTGGCTTACTAGGTGGTGTAACCATCTCTGCTGGAGAACTCTTCACAGTTGTCATCGACCCAGATACAGCACTCGAAGAAATTGTAGACGTCAGTGCCGTCAGCACTAACACACTAACAATCGTTCGTGGAGTTGACGGTTCAACAGGACAGGCTCACTCAGCAGGTGCAGTAGTTCGACATATGGCAATTGGTCGTGACTACCGCGAAGCCAATACCCACATCGAAGCAAGCACTGGAGTTCACGGTGTAACTGGTTCTGTAGTTGGTACAACAGATACTCAGACTTTAACCAATAAGACTCTAACTTCTCCAACTCTTACTACTCCAGCACTTGGTACTCCAGCATCTGGAACTCTTACTAATGCAACTGGTTTACCAATCTCAACTGGTGTGTCTGGCTTAGGTACAGGAGTTGCTACATTCCTTGGAACTCCATCTAGCGCAAACCTACGTTCTGCTCTCACAGATGAGACTGGAACAGGCTCTGCAGTGTTTGGCACTAGCCCAACAATTGCTACTCCTACAATTACTAGCCCAACGATTACTGGTACAGGAACTATTGCAGGTACCTTCACAGGTAACTTGACAGGTAACGTAACTGGCACAGTTTCAGGAAATGCTGGAACAGTAACTAACGGTGTTTATACAACAGACACTGGCACTGTCACCTCAACAATGATTGCTAATGGCACAATTGTAGATGCTGACATAAATGCTTCTGCTGCTATCGCAGCAACAAAGATTTCAGGTACAGCAATTACTGCTGCTGATACAGGTACAGTAACCTCAACGATGATTGCTAATGGTACTATCGTTAACGCTGACATTAACGCATCAGCAGCAATCGCTAAGACTAAGTTAGACCTTGGTGGAACAATCACCTCTGCTGACTTAGTTGACGGAACTATCGTTGCCTCTGACATCGCAGATGGAACAATCACTGCAGCCAAGATGGTATCTGACCCATACGCACGTGCCAACCATACTGGCACTCAAACTGCATCTACTATTTCAGATTTTAACACTGCAGTGCGTACTAATCGTCTAGACCAGATGGCAGCGCCTACTGGCTCAGTATCACTCAATAGCCAAAAGGTAACATCACTTGCTACACCAACTGACAATGCAGATGCTGCGACTAAGTTGTATGTAGATACAAAGGTTGCAGACCTAGTTAACTCAGCACCATCTACACTTGACACACTTGGTGAAATTGCTAGCGCAATCCAGTCAGGCGGAACTGTCTATGAGTCATTCGTACTCAAGTCAGGTTCAACAATGACGGGTGCTCTCACTTTGTCAGGTGCTCCAACTGTAGACCTACACGCTGCCACTAAGGCGTATGTAGATACAGTTGCTGGTTCTGCTACTGCTGCTGCAGCAAGTGCTGCTGCCGCTGCTACGACTTACGACAACTTTGATGACCGTTACCTAGGAGCCAAGTCAACTGCTCCATCTGTAGACAATGATGGCAATACACTTCTTGTAGGTGCTATCTACTGGAATTCATCTACTAATGCAATGTACGCGTGGACTGGCACAGAGTGGGGTTCAATCTCATCTACTGCTGACATCTACCGATTCCGCTACACAGCATCTGGCGGAGAAACTTCAGTTTCAGGTCCTGATGCTAATGGGTTAACACTTGCTTATATCCCAGGCAAAGAGCAGGTATACCTTAACGGTGTACTTCTTGCTCGTACATCTGATTACACAGCATCTAATGGCTCAAGCATTACATCTCTATCAGCGTTGGCTGCAAATGACATTGTGGAGATTATTACCTTTACAGCCTTTGAACTAGCAGACTCAATTGCTCGTTCACTCTTTGACGCAAAGGGTGACATTTTAGTTGCTACTAGCGCAGACACGCCAGGCAAGTTAGCACTTGGCACTAATGGATATTTCCTCAAGGCTAACTCGTCTACAGCAACTGGTCTTGAGTGGGCGCAGGTAGACCTGTCATCTTACTTGACATCTTCAACTGCAGCATCGACTTATGCAACTATTACAACTGTTAACACAAACGCAACAACCGAAAACGACAACACCATTATGAACATAATGGGTGCGTACTAAGAAAGGGTAGTAACTAATGGCTACAACAACTAAGGCTCTGGCTAGAACAGCAGCATCAACATCAAGCACAACCCTATATACAGTTCCTTCTTCAACAACTACAGTAGTAACTAATATTGTAGTAACTAACTCAGCAGCAACATCTGCTACTTTTACAATCACACTAGATTCAGTTGACTTGTTCAAGGATGTAGCACTGGCTGCAAATACAACAGCAATGTTTGACCTCAAGCAGGTACTTGCTACAACAAAGATTATTGCTGGTCTTGCATCAGCGACAACAGTTCGATTCCATATTAGCGGAGTGGAGATAGCGTAATGGGTGTATCAATTTTTCCTATTCCTTCATCAGCATCTAACCCACCAACAATAGTTGGCGTACCTTCTGGTCTAACACTTCGCAATACTTACACATCTACAACTACTGGTCTTTCATTTCCTGTTTCACAGGTATATGTAGTTGCAGTTGGTGGTGGTCAAGGTGGTGGAAGTGGCTCTGGTTCAAGTGGTGCCCAAGGACCAACTGGCGGTGGTGGAGGAGCAATTGTTCAAGGTTGGCTACCTGCTACTTTTACATCTGTAACTATCGGTGCTGGCGGAAGCGCTAATTCTTTAGGTGGTAGAACATTTGTTGGTGGACTATTTGCAATGGGCGGAGGCGGTGGCTTTGGCGCTGGAGGTTCTACTAGTTCTCTTTTAGGGTTAACTGTTGGTGGTGCCAATGGTGCAACTGGTGGCACAGACCAAACAGGTTCACCAGGATTAGTCGCAAACTCTGGTGGCGGTGGCGGTGGCGGCGGTAGCAATGGTTACCAAGGTCTTGCTGGTGGCGCTGGTGGTCCTGGAACAAATGGACCAGGCGGCGGTGGTGGAGGGGGTTCTTCACCAAATGGTGGTTCTGGTAATGGAGCAACTGGAGGGGCAGGTGGTTCTAATTCACTTTACACAGGCGGCTCTGGCGGAACAGGTGCAGGAGGAAACCAACCTAGGTCAGGCGGAGGCGGAGGCGGAGCGGGAATCTTAGCCAATGGTTCTAATGGTTCTAATGGAACTTCTGGTGCAGGTGGTGCAGGTGGTGCTGGAGGTTCAGGCGGTGGCGGTGGCGGCGGCGGTGGTGGTGCAAATAATTCTACTGCTGGAGCAGGTGGCGCAGGAGGCGCAGGCTGCGTATTAATTTACTACTAAGAGGAGAAAAAATAATGAACTTTGCAGTGCTTACAGGAAATCAAGTAACAAATATTATCGTTGCAGATTCAAAAGAGGTAGCAGAAGAAGTAACTGGTCTTACCTGTGTTGAATACACAGATGAAAACCCAGCAGTAATTGGTGGAACCTATGATGGCTCTACATTTATTGCTCCAGTTGTAGCCACGGAAGAAGAGACTGAATGACAAAAGCCCGTGACCTAGCCAACCTTGCAGGTTCTGCAACAGGCTTGGCAACAGATGCAGAGGTGGCAGCGTCTATCGCTGCCATTCCTTTGCCTGACTCAACCCCGACAGCACTAATGACAATGGGAGCATAACCAATGGCAACTACATATAAAGTACTAGGGCAGTCAGCGCCTAGTGCAACAACAGCGACAACTCTATACACAGTGCCATCAAGCACCCAGGCTGTAGTTTCAACTATTGCTGTATGTAATCGTGGAGCATCTAATGCAACATTCCGTGTGGCTATTCGTCCTGACGGAGCGTCACTTGCTACATCACACTACATTGCATATGACGCAGCAATTACTGCAAACAACAGCACATTTATTACTATTGGCGCTACGTTAGGTGACACTGATGTTGTTACGGTTTACGCATCAACTGCTGACCTAACGTTCTCAGCATTTGGAAGCGAGATTGCATAATGGCTGTATCCTCATTAGTAGCAGCAGGTGGGGGTTTTGACCCTACTAAAATAACATTACGTCACACTGTGACATCTACTACAGGTTCTATTGGAATCCCAGCAGATATTAAATATGTATTTGCCCAACTTGTCGGCGGAGGTGGCGGTGGCGGTGGTAACCAATACTACCAAGGCGGGGGTGGCGGTGCAGGTGGATTTATTGAAGGATGGGTGCCAGCAAGCGATGCTGCAACTATTGGAGCAGGTGGCGGCGGCTCAACTACTGGTGGAACAACAACCTTTTCAACACTTAGTGCAGGTGGCGGTGGAGGTGGAAGTGCAGGTGGATATGCTGGTTTAAGAGGTGGTCGTGGTTCTGCAGGTGGAGCAGGCGGAGGCGGTGGAGGAACAACCTCTGGTCCTACTCAAGGTGCTGCTGGTTCAGCAGGAACTTCAAATAATATACCAGGTAGTAGCGCTAATGGTGGAAGCAGAACTCAGGCTGGTCCTGGTGGACTTGGTTATAGTTCTGGCGGTGGTGCTGGTGCTGCCTCTGGCGGTGCGGGTGGAGCAGGTCTTGTCGCAGGCGGTGGAGGTTCTCCTTCTGGCGCTGGTGGTGCTGGCAAGTTTTCTGGTGCTGCCGCTTCTGGCGGAATTGGCGGTGGCGGTGGTGGCTTGCTTGCTGCTGCAACCAACAAAAATGGCGGCTCAGGCGGTGGCGGTGGTGGTGGTACATCAACCAGTACTACATCAGGCTCAGGCGGAGCAGGTGCAGTTCTAATCTGGTATTAACCAACAACTTATACCACAACGTGGTAGTCTTGTCAGTATGGATAAAACATTTCATTACTTGTCAGGACTACCGCGTTCTGGTAACACGGTAGTATCAAGCCTACTTAATCAAAACCCAAATATTTATAGTAGTGCATTAAGTCCTGTATGTGAGTACTTATGGGTGCTTCATCAATCTTCCTTAAATCAAGAAAATGTTATTAGAAATAAAGACAGGTCTGGCTCAGATGCCATCTTCTCAAATCTTTTAACTAACCACTATGCAAATATAGATAAGCCTATTATTTTTGATAGAGAAAAAGCCTGGGGTACGCCAGCAAACTTATCTCTTATCAAGACATACTTTACAAAAGAACCTAAAATTGTCTACACTGTTAGACCAATAGTTGAGATACTAGCGTCTTTTATGACACTTAATACTGATTGGATTGACAGAGGTATAGTCAATAATGGTTGGAATTACAAGTCATACCTGACTCAAAATGATAATCGTTGTGATTACCTTATGCGTTCCTATGGTGAGATAGACCAAGGTTTGTTAGCACTCAATGAAGTGACTAAGCCAGAAAATAAAAATATCTTCCATATTGTTGAATACTCTGATTTAACTGAGAATCCTCAGCAGGTAATGGATAACATCTATAAGTTTATAGGTGTCGAGTCATTTAACCATAACTTTAAGAATATTAAAAAGTTAGAAGTAGATGATGACACCAAGATTGGTTTACCAGAGGACTTGCACAAAGTAAGACCTGCCCTAAAAAAGACTTCCCCTAAGCCAGAAGATGTACTATCTGACTATGTGTTAAACAAGTACTCAAACTTAGAGTTCTGGAGGAAGTAATGATTATACAAATTATTGGATTACCAGGGGCAGGTAAGACTGCACTGGCTACCGCACTGGCAGACCGCATCAATGCAATTCACTTTAATGCAGATGAGGTACGTGCTGACCTGAACTCTGACCTTGGGTTTACACCAGAGGCTAGAGTAGAACAAGCACGACGTATGGGTGCACTAGCACGCCTTACAAGCAAGCAAGGGTACATTACTGTAGTTGACTTTATCTGTCCTACAGAAGAGACTCGTGCAGCCTTTGGCAAGCCTGACATTCTTATCTGGGTTAATCGTATCGAAGCGGGACGCTTTGAAGATACTAACAAGTTGTGGGAAAACCCAACTAATGCTGACCTAGTAATCCTTGAGGGACTTACAGTTGAGCAAGAAGTAGATGATGTCATCAGAGTCTTTGGTCTACACGACTGGAAGAAACCAACTACCTTGCTGCTAGGTCGTTATCAACCTTGGCACGAAGGTCATCACGCACTATTGGAGAAGGCATATGAGCGCACAGAGCAAGTTGTTATCGCTGTTCGGGATACTCACGGTACTAGCGAGAAAGACCCTCTCCCTTACCAAGAAGTTGCTAAGCGGATACGAGCCGAAGAACGGTCATCTTTTGTTGTAAAGTTTCCTAACATCACCAACATAGTTTATGGTCGAGATGTTGGCTACAAGATTGAGCAAGTAGATTTAGGAGCAGAAATACATTCCATCTCTGCAACGCAGAAACGTAAGGAAATGGGTCTATGAAAGTAACTAAGTCACGTTCGTTTACGAAGTCGCTTAGTTATAGAATATTTGGGACACTAACTTCTTTTATTGTTGTCTATGCCATTACTGGCGAAGGAACGTTATCTGCTCTGATTGCATTCTGGGAGACAGTACTTAAGGTTGGTGTCTACTACTGGCACGAAAGAATCTGGGACAAGATTTCCTGGGGCAGAAAATAATTTAATAGTAAACAAATAAACCCTATCGTCACTGGTAGGGTTTTTTACATTAAGGAGTAATGGTGGCTGGTAGAGATATCACGGATGGTAGAAGTACCCGTTCTATTGCAGTCGACGTAGGTGTAGTTTCATCTACTTCGCTGTGGCAGAACACTGATATTGCATACGATGTAGCAGTTGGCGGTATGCCATTCATCTATGCAATCAATGATTCACGTCCGTACATCCGTCAGACTGCACCATTCCGTAAGGACCAGTTCGACAACGGAGCAGAGCCAGGTGAGCAGTCACTGACTGGTTGGTGGATTCGCAGTCAAATGTCATTCCACTCTGGTTCAGGTATTAACTTCTACGACCCAGCAACTACAGATGAGAACGGTCACTACCGATTCCACGAGTCCAAGGGACTCAACGTCTGGAACAAGGGTGAGGTAACTCTACTTAAGAACTGCACAACAGTTGACCACCCAGCCACTGGACCTATTGCATCTAATGGCAATGTCCAACAGCATATTCGTTCCATTAAGTGGAACTCTACTGACGGTGTATTGCTACACGACGAGTATGACGTAGACAAGATTGCAGTAGACGGAACAGTCACACACTTTATCGACTACATCTCAGGTACTGACTCACCAGTCTATGCCATCTGTGATGACGGAACATACGCATACTGGATTACAAACACAGCAACTAAGAAGACTGTATACAAGAAACCATTGACTGGTAGCGCTGCATCAACTGCAGATGTCGTCACAATGTTTGACGAAATCGGAACAGTAACTAACGCAGCAATGGAGTATGTCAAGGACCGTATTGTTCTTTGCGCTAACAACAAAGTCTACGAGTTCTCTACCTCAGCATCTGCTATGCCTACGGCTGTTTACACACACCCAACAACTAGCCACGTTTATACATCAGTTACCGCATCTGGTCCTGCTATCTACATTGCTGGCTACAACGGCATTCAGTCAACCATTCAGAAGTTCACACTATCTTCTGCTGGAGTTATGCCAACTCTTACATCAGCGGTAGTTGCAGCAGAACTGCCAGTAGGAGAGATTGTCCACAAGATTTACTACTACCTTGGTTATCTAATGATTGGTACCAACAAGGGTATCCGCGCTGCGGTTATCTCTGACCAGGATGGTTCAATCAACTATGGTCCACTGATTGTAGAAACATCACAACCTTGCTATGACTTTGCAGCACGCGACCACTATGTATGGTGCGCCACTGGAGTTGACGGTGAGGCTGGAGTAATTCGTCTTGACCTAAGTAATGAAATTGAAGCACTACGTTTTGCTTGGGCTAACGATGTTTATATGGACGGAGTTACAGGTCACGTAACAACTGGCTGTGCATTCGCAGATGGAACCAGCCGACTAGTATTCTGCACAGCAGATAATGGAACTGACGATGGTGGAATTTATATTGAGGACGCATCAACACTCCGCACCTCAGGATTCCTGACAACAGGTAACATCCGATATGGAACACTTGAGCCTAAGAACTTCAAGCGTTTACTTGGACGTGGTGACTTTACCTACGGCTCGATGACACTTGAGACTGTCGACAAAGATGGCACAGAGTATGACCACATTTCATACGATGCAACCATTGACCCTATTGAAGTAGGTACATCTAATCCTGCAACTGCACAAGAGTATGTTGCCTTTAAGTTCATCCTCTATCGTGATGGCACTGATTCAACTAAGGGTCCTGTATTCAAGGGCTACCAGGCTAAGGCAACTATTGCTACACCTCGTCAGCGAGTGATGCGATTCCCTGTTTACTGCTTTGATACAGAGACAGACAAGTACAACACAGTAGTTGGCTATGAAGGCAGAGCATTTGACAGAGTTCAAATATTAGAAGACATTGAAGAGTCAGGTGACGTACTGACATTCCAGGATTTATCTACTGGAGAAACACGTCAAGCAGTAATCGAACAAGTTACATTCACCCGTACAACACCACCAGATAAAACATTTAGCGGCTTCGGTGGTGTGCTAGAGATAACGATTAGGACGGTCTAATGACAGCGCAAGACTGGGCTGCGTTTACCGTAGCACTGATGAGTATTATCGCAGGATTTGCTGGTGCAACTAAGTGGCTAGTAAAGCATTATCTGGCTGAATTAAAGCCAAACGGGGGCGGTTCCGTGAAAGACCAAGTGAACCGATTGGAAGAACGAGTTGACCAAATCTACCTACTCCTTTGCGAGAAGGATAAGTAATCTAACTGCAGTACTGTTTCTAACGCTAGGAACATCTTTTATATTCCTACCCTATGCAAATGCAGAACAAGCAAATGCAAATGTAGTTTGCTCTAACGGAACTAATCAACAGTCATTTCAGATTGGTTGGGATAACTCTAATCAGTTCTTTGCTGATAAGGGATACATCCCTAGATTATTCTGTGAAGGTGGGTATGCACCCAATGGTTACACTACTTACGTTAGTGATGACCTTTCCAATCAGTCTCTTGGTTTCTATAACGGAACTCTTCCAGAGCCAGTTCAGCCCGCTCCAGTTGAGCCTTCACCCGAGCCAACTCCAACTCAGAGTCCTGAAGCCTCACCTTCGCCGAGTCCAACTCCGACTGTAGAACCAAGTCCTGCGCCTCAGCCCGAATCGAGTCCGACTCCAACTTCTTCACCAACACCTGATACGACTCAACCTTCCGTGTCAGAGACTGAGACGGCAACAGTTGAACCAACTCCTCCCGCGCCTGAGCCATCCCCAACAAGTACCCCAGAACCGCAGCCATCACCGCAGCCACAACCAGAACCAACTCCTGCACCATCACCATCTCCTGTCCCTGAACCAGTAAGAGAACCTCAACCTCCTACTGCAGAACAGATAGCAGCAATACAGGCTGCTGAACTTGCCCGTCAAGTAGCAGAGGTTGAGGCACGAATCGCAGCAGCGGAAGCGGCGGCTAAGGCTGCTGAGGAAGCAAGGCTAGCAGAGTTAAAGGCTATCGAGGATGCACGAATCGCTGAAGAAGCAGCCAAGGCTGCAGAGCAAGCAACATTAGAGGCTGAGTTGAAGGCAATACTAGAAGAGGCTACACCTGAAGGTGGGGAGACCCCTAATCTCTTGCCATCTGAGCCTGAAATCCTGCCTGTAATACCCCCTGTAGAGCCTGTAGAACCCCCTGTGGAGCCTTTACCGCCCACTCCTGAACCAGAACCAGAGCCAGAACCTGAGGTGATTCCACCTGCCCCTGAGCCAGAGCCTACGCCTGAACCAGAGCCAGTGCCTGTCATCCCTAGTCAACCTGAACCCCCTGTCGTAGAGCCTAATCCTACACCAGAGCCAATCGCTTTAACAGAGGACACGAACTTAGAAGAACTTCCAGCAGACTTCCCCATCCTACTGGAGAACGGTGTCGTGCTAACTGCAGAGGTAGTCATAGCAATCCAGTTGCTTGAGAACCCAGCAGAGTTACTGAACGCAATCTTTACAGACCCTAGCCAAGCCTTGATGGCTCTCTCAAACATCGGTGCCGATATGTCGGATGAGGTTCGAGAAGACTCAGAGAAGGTCGTGGTATCAGCCATCATCGCTGGTGGCATAGCAACCCAAGCAGCAGCATCCGCTGCAGCGACAGCCGCATACAGGAGAAAACCTTAATGAAGAACTTCTTTTCAGATATAGCAAATCAACTATGGACACTCCTTGGAATGTTCGTGGCTTGGGTAGTCCTTGAGGGGTCAGCCAAGACAGTAGTTGGTTACGCAATCATTCTTTCCTCAGTTGTCTGGGGATTGACCTTCAAACTACGCAACCCTAAGGACGAATAATGAAAACATTCAAGCAAATAATGATGAGAATTTTTGCTGTTATTGCAGCAGAATCTCTTGGAGTTATCGGTGCTGGTTCCCTCGTAGGCATTGAAGTATGGCAAGCAGCAGTACTAGCAGGTGCACTTGGTGCAGCACGCGTACTTGAGGCTCTAGCCCGCTTCTACCTAGAAGATGGAACATTAACCGCTGACGAAATCAACGCAGCATTTGCCAAGGTAGACAAGAACTCTGACAAGAAAGATGAGACTTCTACCACACCTACAGCAACAGTACCAGACGCACCAGACTACAACTAGGAGATACCAATGGCAGAAAAAGGAACCGCAGCAGCAATCATTGAGGTTGCCCGTGGGGAAGTTGGAACCGTTGAAGGTCCTAAGGACAATGAAACCAAGTACGGCAAGTTCACTAAGGCTAACTTCCTACCTTGGTGTGGCTCATTTGTAAACTGGTGTGCTGACCAAGCAGGAGTAAAGGTCCCTAACTGTGTGTCTACAGTGGCAGGGGCATCAGCATTTAAGAAGATGAAGACCTGGTTTGAAGCAGACTGTGGACAAACTCCACAACCTGGGGATATCCTGTTCTTCGATTTCCCAGGAGATGGTGTCAATCGTATCTCTCACGTAGGGATTTGCACTGGCATCGACTCTGATGGTGTAGTCTTGACCATCGAAGGCAATACCTCTTCCAACAAGAAGGGTAGCCAGCGCAATGGTGGCGAAGTATGCAAGCAAGTGCGAGCATACAAAGCCAACAAGAAGAAGGTCACCGTTAGCATTGTGGGTTGGGGTCGTCCCAACTACAACGGTAACGAGGTAATGGCAGAAGTGCCAGCACCAGAAGTGCCAGAGTTCCCTGG